GCTCTGAATCTCTGTAATCGACAGCGGAAGCATTCCGAGCCCTGTTGCCTCATCAGCATTCTGTGCACCCGAAAGCATTGCATTAGACAAAGAAGTCTGCATAAGCGTTACTGTAACATCGTAACAGTTGTTATTGCTTTTGCTTCTCACCACTTCCCCGTCTGCACCCACTTTGCGAGTAAATGCCTCTTCTACAGGGTCGCACTGCACAAAAGAATCCTCTGCAAAGCCCACAATTGGAGTACCACCGAATGTGATAACCACAAGTTTTGGGTCGTATGTTGACATTAAAAATTGACTAGGCATATTTCATTCCTCCTGTTTTACAGTGTTACAACACCATTGATAGCAGTCTTATGGATTGCACCAGAAAGAGGAGCGTTAAACTTCACATCAGGCAGTTTTCTCTCCGCTTTTGCCGCCGCGTCCACTTCCGCAGCCGTCGGACACTCTATCGTATATTCACCAGCCTTGAGGATTGAATGTGTTACGCCCTGCTCCAATCCAGCTTTTAGCTGACTCTTTATGCTCTCAATGCCTGTATCATCAAACGCAACTTTGTCCTGATTTGCAAGCGTTGTCAAAACAAGTTGCTGTATCTTTGCCTTGAGCCAATCGCAACCATGGATAACATCGATATACTCTCCGCTTCCCACTTTTCCCCAACGAGTGAGCGGCAAATCTGCAACAGAAGTGTAGATATTTGCATTCTTTGACAATGCAACACTTCTTTCCCCTGCTGACAAATCCACTGTAGGTGTTGATTCAAGAGCCTTGTGTGCCCAAGTTGCACTTCCTGGGTGTTTTGTGAGCATTTTGCCAAACAATCCCGAAATAAAATATGGGTCGTTAGGAGAATAGAAGCAGAAAACGCGGTCAATGTTGTTTGTCTTGAGCCAATCCGCAATATCGCCCTCTCCGTCAATGATTGTGCTATCGCTTGAAACAATGCCGCCGAGCTTTTCATTTGCCTGCACCCACTGCGCAAAATCCTGCAAATCTGTCAAAACTTCGCTGTGAATCTCGCACGCATAAAAGCCATTATTCTTGTCATTGAGCATTGCATTGAGAGCTGTTGTCCAACTAGAATCCGCAGTAAGAACTGTACTTGAAGCTGTAACCGTCTGGTCGTGAGTATCTCCGCCCGTAACAGCCACGTTCACACCGCTCACAGCCGTGCCAAAAATGCTGATTTCGTTTTCTCCCGAAACGCTTGCTTCCAACTGCCCCGCAAACTCTGCATTGATAAGCTCTGCCAACTTTTCCAAAACTGCCGCATTGCTTCCCTCTGTGTTGTAAGCAACACTATCAAGAGTTATTGAGTTCAATGTCAAAACAGCCTCGTTTCCCGCAATGAAATCCGAGCTGAAAGTGAGCTTTGTATTTGCAAGTCCGCTAGGAGCTTTCCAACCCACATAAATCTGCTTGATATGCGGACTCTGTGAAAACTGCCTTTCTGCTGCCTTGTACACCCATGAATCCGTGTCAAATCCAGCTTCTGCCACTTCTGCCGCACTTCCAAAAATACGGACACGATGTGTTTTGTCAAACTTCGGCTTAATCCCGACTGGATTAAAACAGTCAGCAATCAAATGCTCCGAAAACGAAGCCATAGAAGCAACAGATGTCTGTCGTGAAATATTGACTTCAACAATCTCGTCAATCTCTGCCATTATTTTCCTCCTGAATATCTATCTCTGAATTGGCGGGTAAATCGCATTGAATTCCCACATTTTCAATCCAGCCAACTTTCTCAATCACAACACGAATGTAAGTAACTGCGATGTCAAAATATCCGTGCATTTCCGTTTCATTCGCAATGTCTTGAGCCGAAAGCGTAACATCGGTTATTTTGTTTACTACAATCCCCGATTTACGAAGCATTGCACGATATGTATCAGCACTTATGCTGTCTGCAATCTCGTCAAGCCGCTCTAAAGCCCGCTCACCCCAGCCGTGAATACTCACCGTTTTCCGCATATCAAACAAGGTCTTTCGCTCTCCAGTTTTCTTGTTTACTCCGCTTTTCCACGGAAAACTACTCCTAGAACCGCCAATCATTTGAAGTGAAATAAAAGGCTCTTTCGGTCTCACCCCGCGATTGATTTCCCACACAATCGCGCACGAAAAACCTTTTTCAGCAAGAACAGCCTCAATCCAATCATAAAGAGCGTCCTGCACAATTTCATACTGCGTCTTCACTCTCTGATTTATCATCTTGACTGCCCTCTTTTTCTTTCTTGCACAAAAGTTCCCAATGCGGCAAAAGTCCATTATCCCATTGAGAAGCCAAAATCACTTCATATCGTTCGCCGTCTTTCTCAATTCTGTCGCCCGATACTCCGTTTTTAGCGTCCGCCGCAGTAAAACTCATTTCAATCGGGGCAAACACCTTAAAAGTAGCATTACTTCTTTTTCCCTGCGGCAATTTATACAAATCTTGACCATTTGCAGGCTGCCAAGAACCAGAAAACACCTCTTTTGATTCCTCTCCCTCAACCCAACGCCCTTTGTTATACGAGCCAGCCGAAAAAGAAATTTTTGCAAGCTCCACGCTCTTAAACAAACTCATTTTTCAACCACCTCATAACGAATAGAATTTCTCAAAGTTCCCGTATCAATAAGCGGTTTTGAGCTTCCTTTTTTGGCTATGGTTTTCGGGCTGTTTGGCTCAAACTTGCCGTCGATAATGTTTTTCTTTATTCCCGACTGTGCAAACTCCCCGATTCTCTTCATAGCCTCTTCCGCTGTCCATTTTCCCGAAAGCACACGATTAAACGCCGAAGTCAGCATTTTATCAATCTGTTCTTTGTGATTGTCCACCCAAGAGCGAATAAATGGACGCGACGGAATATGTTGAGTTCCTTCTTCGTTGAACGCTGCATATTCGGCAATATTTACACCGTCCTCCGTCTTATTATGACCTTCGACGATACCGACTTTCACACTCATTAACTTGAGTTTTTTGAGTTCAGCTTTTATTTCTTTCAGTCCTAAATCTCTGTCGATAACGCCGCTTTTTGCCATACCTTACGCCTTTTTCTTTGTTTGTTCGTTCTTCAATTCAGTCTTTGCAGTATTAGTGCCTTTAATCACGCCGCCCTCAACCGTCATACCCAGTTTTGGCTTTGTCGGAATCTTGACAGCCTCATCAAAAGCAATCATTTCCCGCTCAAACAACTTCTTTCCCCACGGGTCAGACAAAATAGCCTTTGCCTGTTCCTTTGTAACAGTACCACCGCTCGGATTGAGCTTTATCCCGCCCGCATACTGCGCTTCTTTGATTTTTGTTGTGTACTTCATTCTCTGCCTCCTAACCTGCCGTATTCACGCCCATTTTCACTCTTGACTTTATCAACCCCAAAAGCATTCTGCCGTACTTTGTTGTTTCAAGTCCTCCGTTTGCTTCTGAGCTAGAAGAACTTGCCGCAAAACTAACCGAAAGCCCGCCTTCGCTCATAGAAGCCACCTGTCCCAAGCCTAAAGCCTGATTACCACCAGAACCAGCCGTAACAGCAAACAAATGACAAGCTCGATAAGCGACAGCATAAGCATACTGCTTGCCGAAATACTTTTTGCTAGTATTCTCTTGAGCCATTTTGACAAACGCCGAAACGCTCTCACTTTTGGCAAGCTCTGGGCAAATTGCACCGATAATATCGCGGCTTGTCATTTGTCCTCCTTACATCTTTGCTTCTGGATTGTCAAAATCTGGGATTTCGTCGTCATTCTTTTCAGATTTTTCCGACTTCTTTCCCGACTTTGAATCTTTTTTTTCAGATTTTTCCGAAGACTTTTCCGCAGACAAATTTTCTTCGTCTTTGCTCTTGTCGATGATGTCAGAATCAGAAAGAACTTCCGCCTCTGTTGTCATCGCGTCCAAATCCATATTTAGCTGCCGCATACGACGCACAACCAAAAGAGCAATCTCGTCAGAAAGATTTTCTCTGAACCATTTTCCAAGAGTATTCTTGTTTGAACACTCCGCCACGATTTTCGCCGCCACAGCCACAGGCACATCTTTCAGTGTCTTTGCTTCCGCAGTTGAGCCAGATTTCTTTGCTTCCACCGCAAACGGCTTTATAATTCCGCTTGCAATTTCAGTTTCAAGGCTCGCCTTGATTTTTTCCCATTTTTCGTCGCTCACTTCATTTGTGCCAACATTGAAAATGACACTCTCGGAGGCAACCGAACCATTCTCAACGATTGGCACAACTTTGATATGCGGGTGTTTCGGTGTATATTTCACAAACATCGATTAACCCCTTTAGCAAATGCCGTCAGCATAAGCGAACGCACCTGGGTAATACACAATTACGCCCGCTGATGAAGCCATACACGGAATCTTGTACTCCATTCCCTCTGTCTCCACTTCACCCTGCTCAAACTGATTAACAATCTGATTTTCAACGTGAAGCTCGTCAAAACAGCCCACCATAATGCGACCAGTTCCGCCCTGTCCGATTGTGCCAAGCTCATTGAGCCAGTCAATCTTCTTGAACGTCGGGAAATTCTCCTTGATGTATTTAATCAAAGACGAATCCGTATTGCTCAAACGGCGGCTCTGCAATGATGTATACACATTGAGCGGTAAAAGCAACGTATCAGGCACTTCCGCACCCTTTGTCGGCTCAATAACTGCATTCACCAAAATGTTAATGTCGCGAATAATCTTGTCCACGTCTTTCACTGCCCACGATTTTGAGCTTCCATCTCCGTCCGCAGGAAGTGTGCTTTCAGTAAGCCCAGGGAAATCCAAAATGCCAAAAGTTCCAGCTTCTTTGTTTGACACAAGAGTCAATTCATTAAGCTTTCTCTCAATCGCATTTCTTGCAGCCGTTGCTCTTCTCTGGTCAAGATGCTTGCCAGTAAGAGAACTTTCGCGGATTTCCTTGATGTTGTAGCCATAGCTTGCACCAATGTCGAAAGTCTTGACAGTCTGCTCCTCTCCGTACACATCAACACGCGGAAAATCCTTTGCGTAATTTGCGATAATCTTAGCCTGTCCCGCTTCAGCATAACGGCGGTAAGTAATTTCGCTAGTTCCGAGCGGAATTCCCGTAGCCTGCGGAATAAGCTCCAAGCCTTTCAAAGCTGGAGTTTTCTGGTCATAAGTGCGTGTTTTCACATACTCACACTCACGCTGAAAAAATGCAGATTCCTTTGAATCCAATCTGTTTACAAACATTCTTTCCCCTCCTTATTTCAATCCATTCACTTCAACAAGTGCAAGCCCATTCTGTTCGTCAGAGCGGAACACACAGCCTGTGTCATAGTTTCCAGAAGCCTCATCTGTAAACTTTCCCTTGTCTTCTCCCGAAAGCACAACATAAGCCGCCTTTTTGTCAGCCACAGAAGCTCCTCTTGCCACTTCAACATAGATTTTCCCGTGTGTCATCACGTTCACAGCGGTATTCTTTGCATAGTAGCCAGTACCTTCTCTGTACGCTCTCTCTTCGTGAACAGCCACACCCACAAACTTCATTCCTGTTGTAGCCGTTGCTGTAAATGTCGCCTGACTTTCGCCGCCTGTTACAACAATAGAAGCCGTAACATCGCCATCACCTGCAATCGTAATTGTCTTTGAGCCGTCAACCACACTTGCACCAATTCCCGCTTCCGAAAGCTCATCGTTAGCATTGATAACCTCCGCCAAAGCCGAAAGAGTTGTATCTGTGTCGGTAGCGAAATCAACAGCGTCAAGCTCAACTCCGTTCACAGTTGCAGTGAGCTTATTGCTTGCCACAAGGTCAGCAGAAGCCAAAAGAGCCACAACATTCTGATGAGTTCCAAAAACTCTGTCGTCGCTAACCTTACCAAAAAGAGCCTCGCCCATCTCAATATCTTCGCCTGCAATGTGACTCTCGACTACGTCCTGCAAACCACCTTTTTGCCCTGCAATAGCACAAACTGGATTTCCGTACAGATTCATCTTAAGCCTCCTCTCCGCGTGAACGGCGCACATTG